AAAAAAAAAATCCAACCCAAATCACTTCTCCATCAATACTAAGAATCATAAAAAATGGCCCCGCTGTCATATAGACAACGGGGCACCGACCGACCACGTATGGTAACGGTCCATACATCTGATTATATTTTATCGTACTTATCACTAAAAATCAATACGTCAAACAAATAGTTAGGAGTTGTTTTTATGTCAAATGCCGTTATATACGCCCGCTATTCTTCCGGGCATCAGCGTGAAGAAAGTATTGAGGGACAGATTAGAGAATGCACAAATTTTGCAAAACGTAATGGCCTAACTATTGTCGAACACTATATAGACAGAGCAATTAGCGCCAAAACCGATGATCGTCCGTCATTTCAACAAATGGTAGCTGACAGCAGCAAAAAAACATTTGATACAATCATAGTCTACACATTAGACCGCTTTGCTCGTAATCGCTATGACAGTGCTGTTTACAAAGCGAAGTTAAAAAGAAACGGCGTTCGAGTATTATCTGCTAAGGAAAATATCACCAGCGATCCTTCTGGAATTATTCTTGAAAGCGGTTTGGAAGGTATGGCAGAGTATTATTCGGTAGAGCTTGCACAAAAAGTAAAGCGCGGTATGACAGAAAATGCGTTAGCCTGCCGCTGGGCTTCCGGTAGAATACCTTTCGGTTACACCATTGATGCCGATAAACATCTTCATCCGGACCCCGCGTTAGTACCTATCGTTCAAGAAGCTTTTGAAATGTACGCCGCCGGGGCTAAAATAGTCGATATCGCAAGAAAAATCAACAGTTATCATGTCGTCACTGGTATGGGTAATAAATTCGGTCGTTCCAGCTTTGACCGGATGATAAGATCAGAAACTTATATCGGTGTATTTAAGTGGAACGATATCAGAAAAGAAAATGCTATACCGCCAATTATCACGCCAGAACTTTTTTATAAATGCCAGGCTAGATATAATGCCCGCAACAGAAAAAATGTGGCTCGCCCCTCGGCTATTTACCTTTTGTCAGGAAAACTACGCTGTGGATGCTGCGGTGGAAGCATGTGTGGCATGAGTGGCAAAAGCAGAAACGGTACTATGCATTATTATTATTCTTGTTATTCAACTCGCCGCCGGACTTCCCATTGTGATATAGGAAATATACGTCGTGATGAAATTGAACATATTATTGCAGCACACGCCGCTTCCATTTTGAAAAAACCAATAAATTTAGACATTATTGCTAATCAAGCTTTAAAAACTAATAACAGCGTAAAAAACTATCGTTTAGAAAGCCTGATTCAACAAGAAAAAGACCTTACCCAGAAACTAGAAAACTGCATGAAGGCTATTGATCAAGGTTTGGTATCTATTACTTTAATGGATCGGATCAAACAATATGAAGCTGACTTACAATCAGTCAAAAATGATATCTCTCTTGAAAAAATAAAATCTAATCCAATCCAAGTTACCAAAGAACATATTATTTTCTTTTTAGAAAAATTTGCACTCCTAGAAGGTGAAAAATTTAAGGATCGTATCATTTCCACAATGGTAAGAGATATCGTAATAAAAAAAGAAAAAGACGGCAACTATTTAGTCACCGTCCAATATAATTATGCGAATTCCAAAGAACTTCCTAACGAAGAAAGCTATTCTGTTCCTGAATCTATTGGTTCGCAAGATGTTGAGTTGGTGGACAATAGCGGAGTCGTTACGAACAGACTGAGGTTTTACCCGTATTATTTTGAAGAAACTTTTATTTTTACACAAGCAAGCTAATAAAAAATAGATAGGCAAAAGCCTATCTATTTTTTATTTATCTTCTCTTTTCATCTGAGCAAGCCAGATATCAAATACCTTTCCTTCCGGAGCATCAGGATCATGCATATAAGCCTTTGCCATTTTTACATAGGTACTTGCTTCACTGCCCAGAACATCAGAGAAATCACTGTAAAGCATATTCATAGTATAATAAAAGTCAGCTTTCTCCTTTATACCATTCTGTTCTGCCAAAGGATTGGTTTTTTCCATTGACCAATGCTCACCAGTTGTCCCGTCTACATTACGCATTGCAGAAACGGCTTTTTTCGCCAGTTCTTCATCAAAATGCGGACCATAGGCCAGGCAGTGTACCTTATACATAGCACAGTAAAATTCTTCCGGGCAATGTCTACGAATTTTCTCCATTGTTTCGCTTACTATATTTTTCAGCTCTTTTTCCTTCGTTTCATTCCCGACGATTTTTTCAAAGTATTCCAGATACTTATGCATAGTCTTTCACCGCCTACGCCACTTTTATGATCGTAATGCTGGCATTATTTACTGTCGCTGCCGCACTTGATTGAACCTGCAGTACGGTAGTATTATCTATTGCATAGCAGGAAGGGAGTTCTTTAACTAACGTGCTAAAACTGATATTATAAATATCTGCCGCCGCACCTGTAATAGTAGCCTCAGCACCCGGAACAGCAGTGCCGTTGCTAATTAACTGCAAGGTTATATCTCCTGCCGCTGCAGGTGTTACATTGCCATTGAATGTTACTAGATATAATCCATCAGAAGCAAGCGTTATGCTGTTGCTGCCAGCAACATGAACTACAGAACATCCGTTTCGTACACTATTGGTATTAAAATCTAAAAAGCCTTCTGCTACTACTGTTTGATCTGCTACTGTTACCGCGGTCAGCGCAGGCCTTTGATTGCAATTACATGCCATTTTTATCAGTTCCTTTCATCAATATAATCAAAGAGGACGGTTTGCACCGCCCTCTTTCTTTGGTGCAATTAATGCACTTTACTTAGCAGCCACAGCCGCAGTTATTGGCTGCAGTATAAGGGCTGCAGGTGATGTAAGCAGGTTGGGGAAACGGACGTAAAGTGCTGATAATATTAGCACTTTAAGCTTGCTGGCTCAGTTGGAAGTTTGCAGTTTGCAAATCTCTATCTCTGTCAGCCAGTTTATCCCGCAAATCCTGCATAGTGTTTGCATTGATCAGTGCGCGGGTAGCTTCGCCCTCTGCATGAATAGCATTGGTAATCTCGCAGGTATTACGATAATTTTCTGCACGTACTGCATCAATATTGCGATTAGTTTCACAGCAACATTGCTGTGCAGCAAAACGGTTTTCTGCAATAGCTGCACCGATAGTGCTAAAGCCATTAAGCATAGTCGTGTTCTGAGCATAGAACCCGTCACACAAACCGTTTTGAACACCACGGATACCATTCTTGATATCCTGGGCATCAAAGCCATTAGCCAGATCGGAACGTGTCAACGCACTTTCCAGTCCATTGTTACGATTATTACCCCATCCGCCCATCAAGGCAAACAGTACGATGATCCACATAAACCATGCGCCACCGCCATAACCAAAACCGTCACCGTAATTATTACGGTTTAAATCCATTACAGGTACTACGCCTGCTCCACCTTCCATAGTCATAATTGATTCACCTCATAAAATTTTATTTTAAAAATCTGACGCGCGCTATCAGATTCTTAGACCAAATTGGGAAAGAAGTTGATTCAGCTGTTGATCATCCATGCCTCTTTGTCTGGCCAGATTCCGTACGGTTTCCTGTAGCTGTTGCGGGTTTTTACCGCGCCCCATCTGCATGGCTCTTTGCATCAGCGGATCATTACCAAACATTTGCTGGAAGATTGCCATTGGGTTCGGACTGTTTTGTATTTGCCCGATCATCTGTATTAATTGCATTGGATTCATTATCTTTCTCCCCCTTCAAGTATCTTTCCAAAGATTCTACTTTCTGCTGCAGGGTTTCAACAGTATCCGCATCAGCATATCTTTTCGGAACATCCGGATTTTCTTTTGAAAGTCGATATGTCTGAACAATGGGCAGACCATTCATATTTATTGCTTTTGCATAAATACAATTATCTGCAGGACAGATAAAATACGTAAATGTTCCGTCTAAATCTATTTGAGCGGCTTTTACTTCATCAAAGCTCCCTACTGTCCGCCCTTTTAATACTGCAGGCATGGCTGGTGTGTTATACTGTGACTGCATCATATTTTGCTGCTGATAGTTTGGCATCGGCTGCATTGGTTGAGGATATTGCACCTGTCGTTGCTGTTGGCTGGGAAACATATTAACTCCCGGTACATAGAGATTATTAAACATCTTTTACTCCCCCGTTCTCTTTGATTTACTGTATTATATATAAATTTTTCTCTCTAAAAAGGACTATAAAAGGTTTCATAAACAGTCATAGCATCACCCCCTACTCTTTTGGAGTAGGAAAACCGATTACCGACTATCTCGAAAATTATTATAGCATAACTAAACATATTTTTAAATAACAGGGAATATACCCCGGTTATTTCTTTATGATAAGCAAAAAGCCCTCTCTGCTTAACAGAAGGGCCTTTTGTATAACGGATGGTGAAAGGATGAAGTACCTAACGCCAGCCAGCAAAAGAAAACGAGTCGGAGTTGGAGGTTATTGCATGTTGTCAACCGAACAAGAGAAACTATATCTGCTTTCCTAAAAAAGTCAAACTGTTTCTTTAACTAAACCTGCACCTTTACTAAACTGTCGTTAGGTTCAAATATATATTAGCACCACTTTTTTAGGTTTTCAATATCCTAAAGCAATACTATTTTTTTATAAACTAAAATGAATATCAAAACTAACGACTTTATTTATAACACTCTTATCAATACCAAAATCCCTCGTTGCATACGCAACGAGGGATTTTGGTACTTTTGGGCAAGGATTAAGATTTTGTGCCTAACGTCAGCCTGTAAGGTAAATGAGTGGAGAGTTAGATTTGGGATAACACTATTGCCCGTTGTGGTAGGACATCAATCATACACCTTTACTGAACTGACGCTAGATACAAATATATATTAGCACCACTTTTTTAGGTTTTCAATATTCTAAAGCAATATTATTTTTTCATAAATTAAAGGAAGCCACTAAAATCAGTGACTTCCTTTTTCATATAATAAGATCAGCAACCTTATTATTTTTGTAATGCTTTTTCACAGTTTTGTTTATTCAGTATTTCGTGGATCATCCGGTAACTTTTTCGCAGATCCCGTACTACAGTTTTTTCAGATAGCCCGAGACGGTCAGCTATTTCATAATTAAGCAAGTGCCGTATAAACCGCAGTTCCAGTATTTCCAGCTGGCGCGGGGTCAGCTTTACTTTCTCTATTACTTCCTGAAATTCTTCTTTGGTCGGTATATCGTCCAGTATATGACGAACTTTCAAGTTTGTACGGTTCATCGTTTCACCTGCTCGCTATTATTGCTCCTGCTACTGCTCCTCCGACAATTCCCCAGCCAAGCTTTTGGATCTGTTTTAGCCTACTTTTCTTTTGCTCCTGTTTTATTTGAGAGCTCAATGTCTCTAAGGATTTGTTTTGCTCTGCTATTGTCTTGTTGGAGTTCTTTAACAATTCCTGAACCTGTGTCAGCTCGTTCTTGCCCTTCTGATAGGATACGTTCTGCTCTTTGATTAGCTTCTGCAGCTCGTTCGAGTTCCTTTTCTGCTGCTCCAATATGTCCGACAGCTTTATCAAGCGACTTTCCGAGTTCTCGGTTATCTCCCATAACTCCATGAACTGTTCCCTGGACATCGTTATTGTTTCCGGTAGATCCTCCCGATTCGCCGCCGAACATATACCAGGCAATAACAGCAATAACAAGGACAGCAAAAATAATACTATACCGGTGATCATATATTTTCTCATACACGGTTAAACCTCCTGTTCCGTCTGCAGTTAATAATATAGTTTAAGAAAAAACCGCCTGCAAAACAAGAAGCGCCACAGCTCCAACTACGATTCCAAAAATACACGCTTTCCCGCATTGTTTATTACGGTATTTTTCAATACGGTTCTGAACGTTTACAGTGAAATCCTCAATATCTTCCGAAGCACTGCTGAGAAAATTTGTTAATCTGCCGATTTGTTCTAATAGCCATTCCATGATAAAACTCCTCCTTAATCAACAACTTCTAATAACATACTGTTTCCGTTATCCAGTATCCATCTTGATACTTCTTCACCGTCTGCGTTTTGCATCCTCAGGCATCCATATGTGGGAACCCAGCCCTGATACGGAGCAAACGGGTCAGCAAGGCCGCTGCCGCCACCATGTATATCACGATATCTGGAATCACCGGTATGGATATAAAAAGTTCCATATGCTGCACCCTGTTCTGCCGCTAAATCCATCCCCGGGTAATCTGCGCTTACCGTATAGTTTCCATTAGGCAGGGATTCTCTCTCCTGCCCAGCACCATTATAGCCAGGAACAATAGCGCTGCGGCATTCATAATCTTTTATTACCTGGCCTAAATCATCCATTGTGTATAGTCTCTGTTTTGATCTTATGTACTGTAATTGCATTTTCTTCTACCTCCATTCTTTCTATAGCCATTTTCAGCGCTTCATCCTTGCGCCAATCACCGCCAAATTTTATTCGTAAAGGGTCTAAACAGTTACGCATAGCCTTTAATACCTGAACTGCTTCATCTACCGTTAAAATCATTATGCGGTCTTCTTTCGGGTTGTTTTTCGTCTTCGTCAGATATGCCATTCCCATTACGGTCTACAAGCCTACGGCTTAATGCCAGCAGGCTTCCCAGAAGTGGAGCTCCGCATATAACCAGTATTATATCCTTTAGCTCCGGCAGCCCTGCCTTATTCAGCCAGAATGTGAAATATACCCAGGTTCCAATGTATAGCAATATCGTTCCGAAAAGCAGATACAGCGCTGCATAGATTGGCCACATATTACCGCTGGATATCGCTATATCCGGCAATTTTGACATACCTTTTTCCAGCCAGCCTTTTATTTTTACGAACACTTATTGCACCCCCTGTTTTACACGTCCGGAGGATTCTGAGGTAACTGCAGGACCTTGTTGTAAATTTCGGTAATTGCGCCATTACCGCCAAGAGCTTTATAACTCCTATACATGTCCATTATGTTTTCCATATTGTAGATAGGTATAAATCTTTTCTCCTCTGATTTATGATAGATACTTATGATCTCAGTTCGGAGCAAACTTCTTATAGCATCGTCTCGTGCTACTTCCTGCTTGTTCCTTTCCTCGATCTCTGCCCGGTATTTAGCATACATTTTCCATAAAATACCCAGTAATCCGCTCTGCAGCAGCAGGCTTACTGTTGTACCTATATGAGTTTGTATATACTCCAAGATGCTCCACCCTTTCTGAATTAATTTGACTTTTGTAAACTTTGCGGTACAATGTTGGCGAACTACGAAAGCTAAATTTCTTCCCCTACACTAATACAATGTAGGGGTTATTTTTATGCTCCCAAACTTTTAGTAATCTGTAACATTCGGTGTTTTTTGATTAATTGATTGAGAATAAGAAATCTTTAAATACCCTCCACTCAAATTATATTCTGCGCCTACGTATAACGATAATTTATAAGTTTTGTTTGGTGTTACTCCGACATACCATTGATCATAGAAATTAAAACCCTCTGATCTATAACGCCACTCTTTTTGATTAGAAAGGTTTTTTATTTCTAAAGTAACGTAATCATCATAACCCTCGCTAGATTCTGCATGACTGAAAATATATAATACAGTAACTCCATCAGGAATAGTTATTGATACTTCCTCATACAAGATGTCATTTGCTTCAATATTTTTGTTGATCAAGAAAGTTTCTTCTGTAGGCACAATAACTTCTAATTCTGCACCGATACTTACATTACCAGTTACTATTACATTCATTGGGTTACTTGTTAAATCCATTTTATATTCCTCCGTTTCTTCACAGAGAAATATTACATTTTTGCAGTTTTATTGAATAATTACAGGTATCGTTTTCCCTACTTGTGATTGCATCCACAATATTAGCGAAGAATCATTCGTTGGAAGTTCAATATAATAATATGTATTCCCTTCTACTGGGTTCAGTGTATAAGTAGAATTATTAATAGTAAGTTTTATTGTAGATTGACTTAATCCAATAGAAAATGATATCCATAATATATGTAGTAATATCATTTGACTACTAGGATCTACACTCTGACCAACAGCTAACGATGTAATCTTACTGCCTTTAAATATATTTGGCTCAATACTTCCATATACTGTGCCATCAGCAAATTCAGCACTACTATATCCATATTCCCATTGATTTCCACCGTAAGTATATTCACCAATCGTCAAACCTATTCCATCCAACTCTGCACTAACCGTAATATCCCCCGTGACTATTACTTTAATAGGGTTTTGAGTCAGATCAATTTCAGAATAAGTCTGTAAAGGCGAGCGTTGATGTCCCCCCCAGCAACACATTGGTTTTCACTATCTCCAACGCTATTCACTGCAATAATATCTTTGTTTTCCATTTTTAACCCTCCTGACAATAAATCTTTTCCAGTTTTTCTTCGCCTTTGTAACCGGTAATCAGTAAAGAAGTGCCTTTCTTCACTAAAATTGCATAAGGACATTGGCCATTCACACTAAAGTTATATTCCCCGGAATCAGGAAATGTTACTTTAGCATATTCTGCCATAGTCATTTTTAATGAATCGTTCTCGTTTTTAAGCGAATCGTTCTCGTTTTCCAGCATTTCGTACTTGCTTTTAGGTACGCCGCCAAGTAATTTTATCAACCAGTTAATCATTTTCTTCCTCCATTATCACGCCGATTTTTGCGTCACTCTCGAATACAGCTGCCATTCTGCCGTCCTCGGCCGTATACATTGAATAAGTACCCGTGATTTGCCATTGCGTAAATTTATATCCGCTGTTTGGCGTACACAGTAAAGTAATAGCTGCTCCATAATTGAATGTAAACGTTGTACCGCCATTTCCGTTTATCGTTATCACGCCATGAGCAGGCTGAACTACTGTAACCTTGAAGGTCTTTATAGTCGCCGCCGTAGCACTCACCGTAATATTGCCAGTCAACGTCCCGCCTGTAGTCGATAACGTGCCGGCATTGTAACCGGTATCCGCAGCAATAGAAACTGTATATTCCGTACCATAGGGCAAAGTGACCGAACTGGTATATTTATTTCCGTTCGCCGTTACCGTTATCGTTTGGTGGGCGGATTGTACGATACTTATTGTCAGATAACCGCTTATGGCAATAGCGTAAGTCTTACCGTCGGATTTCCTGTATATCCTTCCTGCAGTAGTACCGGCAGCGCCAACGGTACGCAAAGCAACAAAACATGTATTACCATCAACTTTCAGCTTTAGGTTAGGGCTTCCCGCTTCGGCTTCCGTTGAATAAATATCACATGAAACTGCCGCTTCTCCATTTTTCTTTATGTACAGCTTTTTGCTTAAAGTCGCCATGTTCACACCTCACTCTACATAAAGCTCTGAACCGTCAGGAAATACTAAGTGCCCAGAAGAATTAAAAACACCTGCATTTATATAGCTCAGAGAGTTCCAGTCAGTAGCACCATTGCCGAATTTCATTTTGAATGTATCTGTTTCTAACCCTATTTCACCTTTTGCTAAAGTCGGGTTTTTAGCTTGCCAATTTGCCGCCGTATCATTTCTGCATGACAAAGATTCGATATTCAATGTTACTTTAGCCATTCTTCACACCTCATGCATTACCGCAGTTTAGTATAAACGTATCAGAATTCTTCACATAGGATGCACCGTCAGACAAGCTTTCAACCTTAGTCTTTGCAATGTTGGTATTAAAGTTTGCCGTCGCCCGTTCATCTGTGTAATATAATTTGCTTCCCTCGGCGATATCGCTCGTAGTAAGCGTTACCGCGCCTGTTTTTCCGTTGACAGATAATACTGCTGCTGTTGCGCCTCTTAACTGTATCCAGTTATCTAAGACACTTGCCGGAGACTGCTTTAAGATAAAGCTTCCAGCTCCGTCTGTTCTAACTGCGACATCACCCGTTTGGGCTTCAAGCGCCAGCATTTCTTCCTCATTGTCTACTACATGCGGCTCAGTAATTGCAAGGGCAGGAAGAATAGATTCATCAAGTTTGCCGCTCTCATTCAGCATCGGCACATTACCTGCAGCTGAACCAACATTTTTAGTTGCCGCTGTGCCGATCCCGGTTATTTTACTCGTAGACAGATTCGGAATATCGCTTTCAGAAAGATTGGTTGCCGTTGTTACCCGTCCTTTGGCATCAACCGTAACTTTGGTATATGTACCTGCAGTAACACCGCTGTTTCCCAAATTTGCCTGTATGGCAACGGCTGCACTGCCGTCAAAAGAAGCAGAACCGCTAACATCACCGGAAAGCGTTATACTTCTGGCCGTTTTCAACTTCGTTGCTGCAGTTACCTCACTTACTGACATCGTACCGTCAGAAGCAACAACGACTTTATCTGTTCCGGCAGCCTGAGATTTTACACCGCCTAAGGTACTTGTCGTAGCAGTAGGAAGATCATATTCATTACTGCTGGCGTAACTCAGCTCCTGCCACTTTGTTATACCATCACCAAACTTAAATTTTTTAGTGTCGATCTCTACGCCCATTTCACCTTTGGCTAATACTGGATTCTTACTGTTCCAATTTGCCGCCGTGTCATTTCTCATTTGCAGAGTTTCGACTTTTAATGTTTGCGCCATTATGCTTCGCCTCCACTTATAATTTTTATTTCAGTGTAGTCTCTGCCTACACAAAAATACTTACTGTTTTCTTCGTCCCAGCGGTAACAGGCATTACTGTTTATGTCTATATACAGCGCTGAAACGCTGCCGCGGTTTGGAAACTCATATACAGAAGAATATTGCTTTATACTGCTTCCATCCCGGACAGAAGGTATACTTATTTTTCCCTTTGCAGAACTTGCCCCTTGTAAAGTACCCTGTAGATTCATTAAAACGTCACCTCTTCTTCAAGTCTGAATTCATGTGGTGTTATTATCGTATCTACATACCCGTCAGATTTTTTCAGCTGCACATCATATACATAATTCCCATATTCCAGGTTTTCTGTATCTTCCGGCTGTATTTCAATTTTCCCTGAACTTGCATCCTTCTGTATCAGGATATCCCTCGTTTCGGTATTAGCCTTTACTGTAAAAGTGATCTCGTCACCTTCTGCCGGTGTATATTCATCACCATTGGCATCGGTTATAGTCAAAGTAAAGATCGCGCTGTCTCCTCGTGTTAGAAAAATTTTATTCTTAAATATCCTAAACATAGCGGCTTCTCCTTACTCTATCCAAAATTCCGAACCGTCTTTTAAAACAACATGCCCGGCACTGTTATAGACGGGGGCCCAATCGGTAACAGCGGTTTTCATACTCGCAGGGGTTATATAAGTTTCAGTGCTCTCGCCTGCCTCAGCCTGTTCATTAGTCGCCGGGGCTATCACACTTTTTCGCATAACATAACTGGCGCCGCTGTCAGTTACAGAACTTCCATCTGTTCCCCAAGTCGGCTCACTCGTCCCTGTTTTCCCCGCCGTTACTACTACCGCTACAAGACCGGATTTCATAGACGGTGAATAAATTACCTGGCCTACTACCAGCTGTGTTTCCGGCTGCCAAAGCCTACTTACCAAAACCTGCATCAGCTGGTTCTGATTTTCAAGAAACGTCTGTATATCATCATCTGTAGTAGGGTTTTCATCTGATGGGTATCTGTTGTAATTAGAAAAATCCAAACACTTAGGTAAGCTCATTTTTTTGTGCTCTCCTTTCCTCTGCAGTCTCTTTTATAAAGCCCTGCCATGTGATATCTGCGGTAGTTGCTACCGCTGCACCCGTACTGTCGATAATTTTTATTACGCACGGCGTTTTTGATACGATCTGCGGGAAAATCCCCTTTCCATCCACAACCTGCACACTGTCTATCCTGACGCTAGTCGTGTAGTAATTCGGCGTTTTTATCGGCAATGTCAAACCGTCTTCCGGAATAACAAGATTCTCAAAATGCTCCTGCTGGTCAGGAACATCTATTATTGCCAGCAACTTATACAATACTGTTGCTGACCCGCTTTCCGGTGTTTCAAAGCGAATGTCTATTACATCCCCGCCTGAAACTTTTACTTTTGTCGAATACTGTTTGTACAGATTATCTTTTCCCCTGATTTTGTACATTAAATTAGAATAGCCACGGATATCATACTTCAACCAAAAATTGCCGCTGGCTGGCGCCGTAAAGGATGTCGCAAGATAGAATGACGAAAATGTTCCGTCCCAATGATTTACGTTTTTACCCTGCCAGAAATGATTTGTTTTACTTTTCCAATAGGCGCTGGTCTGATTAGAATGAATCGTTCCGTCTTCTGCTATGCTGCCGTCAGTTTCTATCTCGCCCCAGTTATTTTCCGAAAAATCTTTGGTATAAAGAACGTTTTCTTCTAACGGCTCACCAAAATCTACAACGCAGGCAGCGTAATTTTTACTTTCCTGTCCGGCATTATCTACTGCCTTTATCATTATGGTATGTTCGCCCTGTCTTACTGTAGATGTTTCGTAAGGCTGAGTTACAACTAACCCTTCCTGGACTAAATAACCATTTTCCCAGTTCGGCGTAGTACCCTGAATGTACTTAAACTTAAATCCTGCAATATCGTTAGGCTCAGGATATTCAAAACTCCAATTATAACGCCTGGTCCCGTTGGCCAGTACCTCGGTATCTAGGCTGATTACATCCGGAGGCTTTTTATCTTCCCCTATCGGGATCGGACCGTAAATAACGCCGCTGGATTTTGTTATTCCCAGTACCGTAACAACTTTGAGCCAGTATTCGGTATTAGCTGTCATATCAGTTTCGATTTGTGAAGCACTGATTTGTGACTGTAAAACATTGTAGGTATTACCGCCATCAGAAGATATCAGCACCGTAAACCTGCCGCCGTTACTGGGTATGTTCCAAGAGGCATACAGCCTTGATACCCGCCGCCCGTCTTCTGTAACATACGTTATCTGCGAAGCATTCAGCCCTGTAACGTTTTGGGCTGTTTGGCTCGGTGTCGCATACTGGATAGGAGGGATCTCATAATCTTCGTTATAAAGATTCTCATTATACTCGATGCACTCTATCTTTCTTGTGAAATCCAGCTCTCTGGTTATCGACTTAACGACAAACGGCTTACTTCCCACATTCGCCAGCGCAAGGTCAAAAATATCATCGACCTGAGGCGGATCATCTTCCGCAAACGGTGTCAGTACATACACCTGGCACCAGCCATTCTCATTTCTTTCGATCTCCACGGCACTTGAATAAAGGTTATCATTGACGGTTCGGTACATGATCCGATATGAACCTTCTGTACTATCGAGTTCTACCGGCAGTAACAGCGATCTTCCGCTTATCGTATAAATACGCCCGCTTTTCGCCCATTTTGGAACATCATGTGCGACCAGGATAACGTCCCCCAGCGTACAGGCTATTGCGTCAACATTCGCCTGAAAGCTTATCGTCCTTAACTGATATTTATTGCAATAAAGCTGATATACACCTTCCCTGTACGCCTGTTCGTAACTCGTTATTCCATCATAGGTGATTTGCGCCGCCTTTTCTTCTTCCTCCTTATCATACGTATCGCTGTAGATACAAACCGTCTGCCGGGAATAGTCGCTTGCCGCATCGGTATAGGTTACTTCTACAAGGTTAGCACGATCTGAGGTCTGCAAAAATTCTTCCTGAAAGCTGCCGCTTATAATATTGCCCATTCCAAACATCTGTACCGGCTGTTTTACGCAATCCCATACACACCCGTATCGGGTGCCAAAGCGCACTACCATGCCACGGCCGACATTTGCGATTTTCTGATTGATAACTTCCAGCATATCACCAGCCTGGTTGATTTCGATGTTGATTTTGAAGTTTTTGCTGTCGCAGAAATCAGCCCATTCCTTAAACTGGTCATACAGCATGAGCTCTTTCTTTACGCCTCTTACCTCATATTCAAAAAGCAATGTATTCACGTTATAAAGCTGGCTTGCCATATGGATCATGTCATAACATGCCCACGCCGGATTATCAGAAGCTTTTTGTTCGTATATCTCGGTATACGGATTCCATACCAATACATACTCACGGGTTTTTAAGAAGCTTACCGTCGGACTGCCGCTGATCTGGTCAGTTGCCAGGGCTTTTATTCCGACAAGGGCTATATTGGGATAAGAAAAATCATCGTAGACTATGGATGTCACACTGCTCCAATAACACCTTACGGAAGCACGGCTGTTCGTAACCTCATGGCTCCGAGCAATCACCTTCATTTTGACTTCATATTCACCGGAAGGCAGATTGTCTACCCGCCATTCTCGCCTGAGCGCCGAAGACTGGCTGCCGTTGACCCTTTCACCGATAAACTGCGTCCAGTCTGTTTCCCCTTTCTTTCTGTAAAGACCCTGCAGTTCTACCCACGCATTACCCAACGAACCATTATCTTCTGCATAGTATAAACCGCTCGAAAACTCAACTTTTGCAATAATGCCTTCCGTAGCATTCCCCTGAGCGGAATCAATTCGCTCTGTTTCCAAAAGTTGATAGCCGAGTGATTTTGTAAAGTAGGTATCGTTAAAGTTACTGATTATCGGCTGATTATTTACGCCCTCTCTGGTCTCTAAAGTCATTCCTTCGTAATACTCTACCGGATTATCATTTACTAAAACATTAGAGATAGTGAGCGGGCCTTCACCTGCAGCAATAAGCCAGTTAAGATATTCCTTATCGCTTGCTATGCTCACAAATTTTGATATTGTCTGACCAGCACTTTTTACTGTGCCGTAGGTGATTGCTATGGCATTATTCTGCCCTTCCATCGTTTGAACGTCGCTCCACGAATACGTCGGGTTATTTTCATAGCTGCCATATGCTCCCAGGTCAGAAGTACCATAAAAGGTTCTTCCTATAAGCGAAGAACCTATGAACATTACCGCTGCTGCTGACAAATAGCCGATTGTCGTCCAACCTACAGTTGCCCCGAGAGCAGACCAACCAACACCACTTACTAATCCACCAACACCAAATGATACAACAGACAGGGCAACAGCAGCTATAACGCCTAAAACTTTACCGCCGCCTTTAGCTATTACAGGGAATAATACGACAAAATCACCAGAGCGAACTTTCGTTCTCCCCTCTACCATATAACCATTTATCGTTGCCTGCAGTTCCACACCTTCTATAGCGTACTGCTTTAAAAGCTCTTCTATAGAAGTACCTTCACATTCTATTAGCTTTACTATTCTGCCCTCTGCAGGAGCGAAAGGATTTTTAACGATTACCAGCCTTACCATTACGATCTCCTATATATTCATAAAACCCGACAATCACTTTACGCCATGCCGGAGATTCAATGTGATCTATACATACACCTATATTTTCCCTGATATGGATAAATTTGCCGTTACCGATATAACATCCTGTATGATTGACGATTCCAGGCGGCGCGCCAAAACGAATAGCGATAACACAAGGAGCTGATATTTCACCTTTACTTACTTCACGCCATACGCTTGTTTTGACAGCCTCTGTACAAATTAAGGAATTTATTTTCTCCACGTCGTCAAAATCAGCCGTGAACTCTGGCAAGTCTATTCCGAACCGCCGATATACTTCCATTACCAAACCATAACAATCTACGCCGCTTGTTATGTCCCTGCCTCGATTTTTAAACTGTACCCCAATTAGATCGGCGTAATTTATTGTTTTATCCATTGATGTACACCCCTTTCTGGTCAATACCCGGGAAGCCGCCAAAACGTTGGCTGTTGTTGCGCTCCCGGCAGTCCTGCAGAGTATGGTTACATGTTTTCAGTTCGCTTGTCGCTCCACAACGAAGCCCCTTATATTTAAAGGGACAGTTATTTTTCATATACCTGTTTAAAGGACGACGTGTTTTGGAACTGTAGCCGCTGCCTAATGTAAATGTTATGTACTGCTGATTGACAGTGCATTTCTGAACTACATAGTGTTCTTCTACTTCCGCTGTAGCCTCGTCCAATGCTTTACTGTTTACCACGCGTACAATGACTTCCGTATTATTTCCGCCACCAGCTTCTTCGACATAATACTGCAAAGCCTGGGATACATTATCTACCTGAATCTCCAAGTTTGGATCGCTGCCGGTACTGTCTTCGCCTACTTCACCTAACGAGAACGGAAAAGCCTGATACAAATTACCATTCCAAATTACGTCCTCGATGTTATAACAAATGCGTATCGGTTCTTCAAAGCAAATATCCAAAAGTATGATAAAGGCGCTGTCTGTAGACAGCTTATTTTTTTCTGCTTTAGCAATAGCTGACAAACTGAGCATCTCACACCTCCGTCAGCTCTAAGGTTATGGTCCAATAATCTAAAGTGCTGAGTTCAACATTACTGACATTGGTTATCCGAACCTCTATTTCTTTATTCGTCGCAGGATTCGTCCAGGTAAAACTCTGCGCCGAATACTTGACTTTTTTCGTTATAAACTCATAAAGAATCTCATATTCATCTTGCGGCAGAGAATTCCATTTCAAAGTATATTTTGCCCTGCTGCGTGTAAATTTGACCCGTGATTGCATACTGCCGTCTTCAAAATTACTACGCAGTGAATTATCCTCTACTTCCATACCTATCGGATAACTCGGAGCCCGTATTTCCGGAAACGTGATCACGAATTAGCCACCCCCTTCAAGAGTGTTTTAATACCGCCTCTATTAGTGCTTATAGCTTTTATAAGTATGCCTATAACATAACTTTCGCCATCCCAAGTAGTTGATGTCTGCCGTGCTTCGAGTGGAGTACCACTTTCATTGATAAGTTCTACTTTGATGTTGATATTATTGCTGTCGCTCCGGCTTTCGCCGCTGAACATTGCTTTTGTTTGCGCTGCGGTGTATACCCGCCCCGGCGTGCTAAAATCAACCACTTCCGGGCCTTCTTCTCCAACCAGATATAGTCCGGGAGAAGAATAACCGCCTTTAGCTCTTGTTCCTCCACCTATCTTTAAAGTGCTGGAAGGTACACTGGAAACTATGGTCCCGCCAAAATCCTGATATCTTATACCATTAGCAGCCGTTTTTATATTATTGGCGCCACCGATACCGAACATACTCATAATGGCATTCATAACCAAACCCTGCATTATGACTTTCATCATCATATTGAGAATGTCGTTAGTAAGGTTTTTAAACAATTCTTTAGATGCCTCGGAGAAAGACTGCTGTTCGGTGATCATATTCTGACCAAAGCTTTCAAACTCTCCGATAATGCTGTCAAAGCCATCTACATAAGTTTGGTAAAAATCTGCCTGATAGTTTTTTACCACGTCCAAAGCATTTTCCCATGAAGCCGCCATATCTGAAGCTTGTGCCTCAACAAGATCCTGACTTGCCGCTGCATATTCCTGCTGGATACGAAGCATTTCTTCCTGCGTCAGCTTATCGCTTTCCAACATCTTCGCTAACTGCTGTTTATAGTTTTCCAGCTCTGCCATACGCATAGCGTCAATATTGCTGTAGTAATCTCCGTAACTGTCTTCCAACGCCTGCAGGCGTTCCATTTCCATGTTATGACTTTCAGTTACCCAGTCACGATTATTCTGAGCTTCTTTCAGTTCCCGATACTTATTTATCTTTTCCTGAACAGCACCTATTTCTGCAGCATCTACACCAGCTACTTTTGCCCGTTCAACAGTCGAATTCATTTCTTCGATCTGCGCTTCGAGTTTAGCTTGTGCTATTTCCAGTGGGGACTGCGTAAGCTCGGCTATATCGACATCCAGATCTTTAGTGAGTTCATCTATTTTAGTTTTCCACTTTGTAAGCTCTTTCAGTGCCTTGTCTGCCGCCGCTTTAGCCTTCTTATCTTCTTTCTCAGCGGATTTATCGCCAAAATCTTTCAGTGTTAATCTCTTGGCTTCTTCCATTGCTTCTTTTAATGCCGCATCGGGATCATAAGTCCATTTCGCCGCTTTTACGGCGTTTTCTGTCATAGCCCTCGGATTGAAATAAGGATTTTCTATTAAGTCCCAATCATCACTTTCACCCTGAGACAAATATTTATTATCTGCTGTGTTCGACAATGCGAGCTCGTATCTATGCAATACATCATCCAGAGATAAACCATTCATCCCTGCATAAATACCAACCGTCCCGGCACCAACAGCCAACCCTGTACCTATAGCTGTACCACCAGCAGTACCCAATGTTGTAAGAAGCCCTGCTGCAGCTCCCATTTTTGCAACTTCTTTATATGCAGTGGACAACTTAGAAAGCCAGCCTATAAGCCCACCAATGGCACTTATTGCAATACCTACATTTATAGCTGTATCTCCCATACTTTGTGCAAAATCGTTAGTATCATCCGTAAGCATTTGAACAGTAACACCTAGACCTGTCAATGCACTGCCAGCTCCTAACGCATAATTTTGCATCTTTTGCAGTTTTTTTCCATGCTCTAATGCTGCATTTGCTGCTAAAATATGTTTTTCCTGAGCATCAAGGGTTTGTCTTGCCAGATCCAGTTGCCCTTTAGCCGCTTGCCGCGCAGCCTGCAGTTGCAATTTCCCTGCTTCTTGTGCGGATACACCAAGTTTTTGATAATGTACAGCCGCAAGAGCAAGGTCATCTGCCAACTTCATATTATCTTTGCGCGCCGCCTTAACAACAGCATCACTGACTATTGCGCTTGTTTTTTGTGCTGTCTGTTTTTGGCGTTCAGCCTGTTCGATTACCACCGCCGCATTTTTTGCCGCCTGTATCTCCTGCTGATACGCTCCCTGTGCCGCTATTTTATTTTGATTCCAGTAGCCGTTGACCTTCTGTACCGCCGTACCCAGCAAAGTCTGCGCCTGATATGCATTATTAGTCTGCGTAACTACATTCGCAATATCTAAAGCAACGTTACCAATTTTCCACGCCGCAAAAGCTATGCCGACCTCTTTAGTATGATCCGCTAAAAAACCTGCGGCTGTACCGGCTTTTTCCAGAGCGGGAGTAACAATGGTACTAGCCGCACTACCCAGCTCACCCATACCTTTTGCAGCGTTAACAACATGTTCGCTAAACGCCTTGATATTATCAACGGTTTCAGAATTCAACTCAAAAGTCTTCTGATTTAAGAACAGTTCGGCTATATCTTCCAGTATTTCCTTATAATAATCGTATAAGGGTTCCGTAGCTATTGCAGATGTTCTTGTGTAGCCTTCCTTGATTTGATCCGTCAAGCCAGCCATAGTTTTCGGCGTTTCCAAAGCTGCTGTTTTAAAACCTTCCATACGTTTCATAAGGAAGGCGTACAGACCTTCTGCACTGTTTTTAGCTTCTTTGATATCGGCATCTGTAAGCCCCAAAGAGGTTGCCAGCGTACTGGATTGAGGACGGATACCGCCCTGCACCATATCACGTAATTCCTGGACGATCTGATTTCGGGTCAAACCTAATGATTTTACCGCGTTTACACCAACAGTTGTAAATTCTTTCAGCTGGTCTATCGTCATACCGGCTTCAAGACCTGGTCCCAGCAGGGCCCGGAATGCTTCAATTAAATCTTCACTGGTTGCAGCTGTTCTTAATGCGGCATCGTTTAAATCTTTTAGGATACCATTAGATATCCGCATTGCTGAATTCCATTCCAGTGTTTTTCCATCCAGTTCAGTCATAGACTGTAATATACCGGATATACCGATTTGATTCGTTTCCATGTTTTTGGCAAACTCATAGGGAGCTTTTATAAGCTCACCTATAGCTCCGCCTGCAGTATACATACCAGTCAAAGCCGCAGTAACACCAGCCGCCTGCGCAGTAATACCACGAAAAATACTGGATGTAGAAGAAGCGGTTTTATTCAGATTAGATAAATTTTGTTGAGCTTTTAAAAGCCCTGGACTTAAAAGGTCCGTTAACGCTAACAAAATCCTTGTTTCTATAACATTAGCCACTTCTTACTACTCCTTTCCTTACCGGATTTTCTTTCCTGGTCTTCTCAATAAACGCCTGTATTTCAATATCTTCCAACTTCTGTAATTTCTCCATCAGCAGTTCACTAACCCTGATTTTGTACCGATCAAAAATGTAGCTTGCACTCTGCCAGTCCACACCCTGCGGAACAGCACCGCCAATACCTATTGCACAACGTTTACAATTCCTTATCAAATACCACGCCATCATTGCTTCCCTGTTTCCTTCCATAAGCTCCGGCGGTCGGTATTTGCAGGTTTCACAGTCAAGCGGCTGCTTTGTTATTTCCCGGAGACGTCGGCAGTCTTTACAATATTCGCCTCGCTCACGCTGCCATTTGTCGAGGTCTTCAAGTTTTTTATTTCGTCCGTACGAATATTACTTGTCAGACTGACCGTAGTTGTATAAATAGCCATAAGCTCACCGGGAGAAAAACTATTTATATCTTTCACCCCGTACACATGTTCCATTACCCACGGAACAATTTTGCTCAGATATTCTTTTCCGGATACTTTATTTTCTGCAAGGCTGTCCGAGAATTCGTTATATTCCACATTTTCTTCCCATGTCATAGCTCTGCATTCCAACAATACTTTCTTAGCCATTTTTCCTGCTCCTTCCTTACGCTTCTACTGTTTTAGTGTATTTTTCAGTCTTATTGATCAAAGTCACAACTACGCTGCTGTTCTGTGCATTTTCTTTATAAAATGCGCTGTAATCCAGCGTTTGTTTGATTCCTGTAGGTCCGTCAATACTTGGCGTATTTCGAGAAATTTTCATTTCCGGATACAGGAAAGAAAGGCTAAAATCCCCTGTTTCAAAAAGAATTTCCGCACTGATAGTAGTACTTTCTTCCGCATATTTGATAAACGTATCATCGGTGAAAAATGCGGTCATACTACCGGAAAGATTCAAGATACCTTCATTCAATGCTGCCCTGAACCCCTTGCCACCTATAGCGTAAGTATCACCGTCAAGGTTCATATTCATTTCCATAGATACTTCGGTACAAATAGCGACAAGTTCTCCGTTGATCTTAAACGAAGCCATAAAGTTACTGAAACGGTCAAAATTCAAGGTTCTCGGGGACGAGCTGATAGTAGCATCAAGAATAGTTTCATTGGCTCCCATCATGTCAATATTTGCCGTCAGTTCTCCGTCGCCGCCAACGGTAATACTCATAGTATTTACCTTGCAGCCGCTGTATTTTGCATAAACGCCAATATCAGGAAATGATTTTTCTATAATCAGCGAGGGCTGTCTCCGGGACGGCTTAAATACATGTTTGTATGTGCCGCCGGTATCTCCCGCAGTGGTAGTCGGTTCATCAAAAATAGCCATAAGCCAATAGCCAAAAGATGTTCCATCTACCGGAGCTACAAGTTGTCCTGCTACGTCGATATTACCCATAATCGGTTCGACAGGGTCACGCCGCCCTGTAATGGTACTTGGATCTGTTTTATTTTGTGTTGCAGTCAGGGCATTAGAATTGAACGGTAAAGAAATTGCCCTTGTCGCTAAATCACTGGGATCTGTTTTATATGCATCCTCAAAAGCAATCAAGCTTTGCGTATATACGCCTTGTTGCTGTTCGCCATTTGCCATTTTATTTCACCTCTCATTTTTATTACTTGTCTGTTATTGAACTGTACCGCCTGAGCTGGCTAACAAACGCTGAATTTCAGGCACAACAGAAGGGAAATACCTGAATGTGTCAACTTCCCTTTTTTTATTGTATTTACAGGTAGTGTGATACCATTGGCCATATTTTTCGGTTTTCAACCCATATTTATTAGCGATACGCCCAACCATACTGCCGCTAATTCCACATTGGGCGCCAACTTCTTCCGCACTTAATGTGTCCGCCATACCGCCCAGCATTGGCATTATTTCTCTGCCTGCCAAAATATCTACAGCATTTTTATTGCAGATTTCTTTATAGTTATCACTTTTGGTATTTTCTGCACACTTTAAAATCAATGCCGCCATTCTTGCCCGGCTGTTATTAAGACGTGCTTTGCTGTTATTTAGCTTCGCTTCTACTTCTTTAGCTTTCATTTCTGATCCATAGCTGCCGGTTTTCCGAATCGCAGGAAGTACATCACTTGTTACCCAGCGTTTGAATTGTTTTGCGGCAGGCAACTTGCTAGATAGAATTAATGAGTATAATCCGCTTTCGTTGATAACTAACAGCTCTTGTTCTCCGCCATTAGTAAGGGTACGCTGTTTTAGCGTATCCTCTGTATCAACGTGTTTTCTAATAGCTTCTGCTGGTCGAACATAACCTAATATCTCCGCTACATCTTTGCCAACAAACCATGGCTCGTTATTTCTTTCAATTACTCTAACTTTGCCAAAAGCTTCATTTTCAAAAATTTTCAGTTCAGTTTTCATTGTTTCTACCTCACTTACTTTATCAACGGATTTTAAAAATCTGTCATACCTATCGGTCCCAAAATCTGCTCAAACTCCCATTCCAAATGTATTAAAGCCGTCCATAACCGCCCCGCCTGGTCCACTTCGCCAGTGAATACGACTTGAAATACCTTCGGAGGAAGCTTTTTATCCTTGTAGTTATTAAGCTCCTGCTGAATTATCTGTATGATGTCAGATGCCAGCTTATAACTTCTCAGGATGTAAACCTCACTGTCGGTAACAACGTAATTATCTTCGCCTGCTGCTTCACTTGATACACCAACAACAAGATCGCAGGAATATTCAGCCTGTTTTGCCAGCCCTTCGACTTTCCCCGCATTATAAAACATCAGATACGGGACTGAATTTATATCCGGTACTTCGTTTGTATTGGCGTATTCTACAGCAACAGTTATTCCTTTGCCGAATTCCTGCTGGCAATAATCATCCAATGTTTGAGAGTTTTTCAGATATTCTGCCAGTTTCCGGCTCATTTCAACCATATTAATCTGCTGCAGCATTTAAATTCTTATACACCGTATATTTACGGCCCTTTCCTTTCTTTTTATCAAAACCGCCATTTTCCATATACTCCTGCACTCGCTGCCTTACATAGCCTGGTATTGCCGGTGCGATCAACATATACGATTCTTCAACGAACGGCCGTGCTGGCGTTGTCAGGGTCTCTGTCGTCGGCCTTAAATGAATGCCTTTCCTGTGGAAATCTCTCCGCATTCCCGGAGTTACCAGTTTCGTATAACCGAACTCCTGCCTGTTTCCCTCATAAGCCGCTGTGCGGCTTGTCCAGCCAACACTTACGCTATTATTAGAGGCATTGTAGGCATAACCTAACGCATTCCGCAGTTTCCCGTACCATTCTTCCGGTGCGGTTTTTACCAGTTTCTGACGTTCTGCGAGTGGCCAGCGTTCCTTCCAATTTTGGCCAGGGAAATCACCGCGGATGTCTTTTTTCAGTTGCTTCTGGACCATATAGCCCGTACTTTTCAAAACGCTTCTTATAAACCTCGGATTATCCTGTAGCCAGCGTTTTATCTGCGGTGTTATATTATCTTCCAACGTGATTTTGAAATACATTATTTCTCAAATCCTCTCGCAAAGCCCTTATTATTCTTAGAGCACGACAAAACTATGGTATCGGCTATCGTGTCCCAAAGAGATAATTTATCAACCCGCCATTCACTGTTTTTGTGGATTATCTTATCTCCCGGTTTAAACCCCTGAATATCCTCAGCCAAGAAAGTAAATTCTGCTTCATCTCGAACCGCATCATTTACCGTAGTATTCCGAAAAAAGTTTTTTCGTACCGCTGCCGCCGATCCGATATTGACTATTGCAGGTACTTCTTTGCCGTTATATATCACAGGTTCGACTAATTCACTTTGCCATATTGATTCTCTGACCGCCTCTTTTATGCTCATATGATCCACCTTAGAAAGAAGGCGGACTAAGCCGCCTTCCTGATTTAGTTGATTTTTACAAAAACCTTACCGGCAGAAGAAGCCGCGTCTTCCCATACGATACCAGCCAGGACTTTATCGTCTTCTGCTAACACTGCAGGTTCTTCTGCTTCGGATAATGCCGCTGCCGCCGCAGGTGCGGTTGCTGTAATTTTTTTAGTGGTTTTGTCGTAATAAACTTTTTTGCCTTGTTTCAGTTCTTCTTCCCCTTTTGGAAGCGCAAATACACCTTCCATATAGACGGCGATCAAATCACCGGTAGACGCACTTGTCGCAGCAATACCGATAACGTCATTAATGACGATAATATCACCTCGTACAACGTCCTCAGTGCATACATAATCAAGATTCTCACCTTGTCGTCTAAACAACATTTTCTATCACTCCTTATAACTTATTTACCCGGATTTTTTACCAGGCCACGAGTATCTAAAACATTGATTGCAAAATCGTGATACATACGGAATTTGATGCCCAAAGTGTTAAAGTCTGTACCAGTTTCAATGATCGGCGCAGAATTACCGTTCAGATAGCAGACTTCAATGGTATGGACCTGCCCTTTGGTTGCTACCAGATAATAAGCGGTTTCGCCGCTCAATTCGTCCAAAGTAGCATCTACGATCAGCTCTAAATTACTGCGGCTTCTGTTAGCCGGATTGCTTACACCGCTATTTTTACCTTCCGGATCAGCGGTAGAGGTCAAAAGCTGTTCTGCTGTAGTTTCCAACGCCGCCGGAATGATCAGATATTTCGGCACGATGTTGAGTACCATTTTTTCGCCCAGCTTTTGTTTACGCATCAGTTTTTTAGCTTCGCCCAGGGATTTTACAGACAATGCCGCAGCAGTTCCCAGATTGCCCTTGTCATTGCTGTAGTTTTCTGCTTTCACCAATGCCTGATATGCAAGATAGTTCTTGTAGCGTTCCATAGAAGCGCGCATCAGACGAGGCACAGTAGTCAGAACACCCAAATCATCGTTGATCATCATTTCACGGCTGAAATTCGTAGCGTCGCCATAGGTTGCCAGTTGTACGCCAACAGAAGCATCCTGCAGTTCGCTGTAGCTGAATTCGCCGCCTTCCGGAATTTGTACCGGCGCCATAGCGTCATAAATAAGATAGCGTTTAGCTAGTTTGAAATCGCTGTTGCTGCCTGTTTGCGTCCATTCCTGATAAGTAGTTCCAACCTCAACATAACCGCTGGACATACTCTTGTGTGCGATATTATCTGCAATAGAAGCTAACGCACTGGTAGTGGTCAGCGCACGTTTTAAAAGTTCACGTTCAGTAAGAACGTTAATACCGCGCTCACCCGCATCTTCCAGTACCATACGAGCAATATCCACAAAACGACGATTGCGGAATTCATCCGCACCCGGAGCGGGTTTCTCCAATACGCCGCCATGTCTCAGGAACAGGCCGTCTACGATAGCCGCACGTTTTTTGTCCGCTTCGTCTTCGGTAACTTTACATTTCGGCGGGTCAGTTGGCTTATACCGTTCCTGCATAATAGCAAGGGCACGTTCATTAGCTTTCTCAATAGTGCAGGTCGCATCGTTCAGCATTTCATCCATATCTTTTTCCTCGATTTTCAAGTTACGACACAAAATACGGATGTTATTTTGGCGTTGAAATTCTTCTTTTTTAGCGGTTGCCTTAGCTTCACGCTCTAAGGCTTCTCTTTCTTCTGGTGTCATTTTTTCTCCATCTCCTTTTTTATCGTCTTGTTGTTCGCCGTCGTTTTTAGCGCGGGAACTTTCGGAAGCATTTTTATCTTCCGAGTTATCTCCGTCTTCCGGTTCAGGTTCTTTTCCTTCTCCCAGAGCGCGGAAATAATTGGGATCATATAACCTGCTTCGCCCCACTCCTACGGTGGCATCTGCTGGTATAGATACAATACTGATTTCAAACGCTTCCCATTTGTCCCCAATCAATGCCGGTCCTTCGATACCGTCAGAACTGGTTTCGTCACGTTTGAGAATGCTGTAATCCATAATGTCATAGCCTACGGACACGCCTCGCAGGCTGCCGCTGGCAACTTTACGCATAATGTTTTCTGAAAAATCATCATCATCGAAGGTAATATCTGCATAAGCACGGCCGTTTTCGGTCCAGAGTTTGTCTACCCGGGCTATGACCTGGTTTTTGTTATGGTTGAACAAAACCGGCATAACTCCGGCTTTAAACCGTTCACTGCCCATAGCAGTGTCATTCACACGCAGTATTTCCTTACCGTACCAATAGTCTCTTACTGGTGTTTCAGAGGCAAAAGATAGCCTTGCACTCCTGTTTTCGGCGTTAAAATCAATCAGTGTCGCTCCCCTCATTCTTGGGGCTGTCGCCGCCTGTTCCGCCGTTATCTTCTTTTGTGGCATCTGTATCAGCTCCTTTCGTTGTTTTCATTACCGGATATTCCAAGCCCAGTTCTTCCATCATCTGTTTTTCCGCAGCCAGCTGTTTCAGCTGCTCTTTCCAATCCTTACCCTCGCTCGCCGCAAGGTCTTTTCGGGTCAGCGTCATTGATTCTATGCCGATCTTTTTGGCATTGGCCTCTTTCTGCGGGTCAATCCACGGCATCCCCTGCGGAATAAACTCGTGTTCCAAATAGTCGTCAAGGTTAGTCCAAAAATCAGGATATTCCGATACCGGGATCAGCCCTGCCTGATACGAACTTTTTATGACTTCTTCATACATCTTGCTTAAAACATGTTCTATCAGCGACATTTGTATATCCAGATAGGTTTTTTCATCTTCTAACAGGTTTTGACGGGCCGAAGAATAGTTGACCTCGCTTACATCACGGCTCGCGCTTTCATGGGATAATCCCTGACCTGCCGCAGCAAGCCGCTGTTGAGTAGTGGTAAATTCTTTGGTTTCAGCTGCAGCGCCGGTAGGAATAACGCTGGTTGCATCCTGCCCGGGCTCCAGATAAAGGATATCCCCACCGCCAAAGCCCTGTATTTTCTTTTCCGGGGGCATTGGTGTGCCAAATTTGTCTAGAAAGGTCTGCAGACTCCTTCCCATACCGCCAACTATTCCATCAGGAAACTTCTGTGTGATCACCAGCGCCAAGCTTGCCGCTATTTTGTGAGCGAAACTTACTGTTTCCAGGTAGTCGTCAGTATCCCTGATTCGGGGCAGGCTTCTTGCCAGACTGGATATCTCCCGGTATTCACTGGGTCTTTGCCGCTGCCAAAAGAACAATACCCTTTCTGCTTCCACACGCTCTATCTCGTAGTTTGTGAAGCCATTAGGATCAGTCTTTTTCAGATAATAAGCCGTTGGTCTGTTATATTTATCAAGCTCAATACCATTGACTACCACATTGCCATTATCTGCCTGTATACGCCCCAGACCGTCGATATCGTCAACTTCTCGGATTTGTATTTTGAACGGATATTTAGCGTCTTTGACATAGGTTTTGATTATCAGGATACCGCCGTCTACTTTATAACGCTGAACTATCATATTCAGCATTTCCCGCAAAGACTGCTGGCCTGTAAGGTCACAATTTTCCGGTTTAGACCAGCGCCGCCAAAGCTTCTCCGCCAGCTCATTGAACGCCTCGTTTTTTGTCCGTGACTGTAAATTAAAGCCACGACCTACGATATTCCGCCGATACGCAAGCAAAATGCCATTAGCAATATCGCTGTTCCGTTCTGCATCCCGGGCTCTCGCCCTCATTCTGTCCCTTGAAATTTTATTTATACTTTCTCCGGTGCCGATAATCGGGGTCCAGTTTGCTCTGCTTGCGCTTTGTCCGCCAGCTTTATGTCCGTTATTCAACGCATTCCTGAACCGCATTCGCTCATAGGCTATTTGTGGGCTGAATATTGCTATCGCCCTGTCTAAAAAGTTAAGATTTGATTCTGTAGTTGGATTTCTCACATTATTTGACATTTTTTATCTTCCTATCCACAAAAAAATCCCTTGACCATCCTGTCATTACTGCTTCCGGTCCCTTCCTCCTGTGCTAATTGCTGTTCCAGGTAAAGGCGTTCTTCTCTCAAAACTGCCAAACTGGCATTTTCGACCTCAGAGGTCGGTGTTTTTATCCTCTGCCCTGCTGTCAATACCCGATTTATCGCCGCATCGACATTTTTAAGCCTTTCTTTTATTCTTTCTGCTTTTGTAGACACCGTTTATTCCCCTCCTTCTTCCGGTAAATCATCTAAAAGGGATACATGCACGAGATCTGCCGCCAAAAATGCGTATACTTCGCAGTCCCACCAGTGATTTTGCTTCGCCGATGTCTTTTTCTCCCACATCTCTACCTGTCTGCCGCCTTTAGTACGGATAACTCTGTGTTCCGCAGTCAAATGCTCTGCGTATACGAGCTCCGTATCCCGATTCAGCATCCAGGCTCCCACTCCAATGGGTCTATGCAGTCGTGATACGATAACATTTTTGTACTGGTCAGTATCGACGATATACAAAAGCGACGGCCTTACGCCTTTTATTTTCGGCTCTACATTCGCAGGACGGTACTTTCCTACCATCGGCGAACTTGAACCTTTACACGGTATCGCTACCCCGTGATGATTATTGCAGTATTCGTATACTTCGTCCGTTCTATAGCCGGAATCCACACAGTATGCCTGAACCTGCCAGCGCAGCTCCCCTTCTTCGTCTGGCCAGAATTTGTCCATAATGCTTTCCAGTTCTTCCCAGCTCCGGGCCATACCATAAGCAATATTCTGACTTGTAAGTTTTGCGCCCCATGCACGTATCGTCCAGTAAAAATAATCTTTTTGAACGTCCACGCCTGCAGTAAGGAGCTGTGCCCACCGGGGAACAACGTGTTCTGGTACTTCCGTGCGTGAATCCATAACGCTGCCAATGTCCATATTGGCAGACAAGTTTTCCCACGGTTCACCTAACCATGAATTGATAAAATTCATAAGGTCTGCCGGATCATTCTTACTGCGCTGAAATTCTGCCGCCACCTGTCCGAAGGTGATCCACGGGCTATAGATAGAATTTATCGCAAAACCAATCTTTTTCGGTCTGCCCTTACATTCATTTTCCGGAATCCATTTACCATGCCTGAGCATTTCCGGTTTATGATGGTCCTTGATAACGCCATGACATTCGCAGCATTCGTAATGAGTAGCATATTCGACTACCGTTGCGGGTTCTTTGCTGTCAAATTTCACATTTTCCCACAAAAATGGCTGCATATGCCCACAATGCGGACACGGTACGTGATACCTGAATCTGATATCGGATTCCATGTAGGCTTTATAAATATTGCCCTCTTTCAGCGTCGGTGTGGAAATAAGCACCAGCTTATTCATTCCTGGCCAGTTTTTAGAACGTTCTCTGGCCAATTTTATAGGATTTGCTTCCCGTCCAGACCAGCGCGGATATTTATCTATCTCGTCCATGATGATATACGGTATAGATAAACTCGCCAGTTTACTAGGAGAATTGGCCGTTGTCAGCTTACAAAAACCGCCACGGAATTTTAAGAAGCCATCACGGCTTGCATTTTCATCAAACTTGCCCTTGAAGCAGTCACAGGAAGTAAGCATTACCTGCAGGCGTTCTTCTGAAAACTCTCTATAGGTGTCTTCGTCCGGCATTACGTATAGAAGACGATGCGGCTTTTGATCTATGGTATATCCCAGCATATTCAGCGCACTTTCTGTTCCGCTGGTCTGAGATGCCTTGATAAAAGCAATTTCCTCAATGCTTTCATCTGCAAATGCGTCCATTATGGCACGCATATACGGTACAAAATCTGTGGACCATAAACCTGGTCTTGATGTAGATCCAACCGGCAGGACCCTATTTCGGTCTGCCCATTCGGATACCGTCATTCTTTCAGGCGGTCTGAACTGTTCAAAGGCCCTTTTGCTGATTTCTTTTAACGCGCTCTGCCATTTTTTGATCTGCAGCTCACTTATCCAGCTTAAACTCTGCAAGCCTTTGGAGTGCGTTTTCGATCTCATAGTTTATGATTCTCCTGACATCGTTCGTTATTTCCGGATATTGTGAATACAGCTCCGTAAAAACCTTTTCTCCTATGCGGAGCATGGCCGACCTGGCATTTGCAAAACAGCTTGAAAGTTCTTCTTCCACAAGTTCTACCGGAATAAACCTTTCCAGCATCCTTTCAAGTCGCATTTCCTCAATGTCAGCCTTTACCTCTTTCAGCCGGGCATCTGCGTTAAGCCTTTTTGCTTCGTTTGTAGTACCGCCGTCTTCTTCTCCCAGCCCCGCCTCTTTGATTCGCCAATCAATAAGTGCCGCCAAGTCCCACCAGCCACGTTTGTATTGCGGAGCACCGCGGGCAGTCCACGTTGAAAGCGTCCTGTCGCTAATGTCGAACAGCTTACAGACCTGGCTGCTACGAAGGAAAAGCCGATCATCGGTAGATATTTGTAAATACTGCGGAATAACACGTCGTAATCTGACCGTTTTTTCGCTTCCCGAATTCCGAAGTTTAGGGGGGTCCCTTACTTCGGAATTTTGCCCCTTTTTTTGCACCTTTTTTGAGGTGCTTTTTTTCGGGCTATTAGATGTTAAGTTTTTTTCTGATTTTTCATTTTTCTTATCCATATCAATTCCGAAGTTCCGAAGTAAAAATTTTGTACTTTTCAGAGGCACCCGGCGCGCGCTCGCCGACCTTCGGCGGCGACGGTATTTAAGAAGTACCTTTTTTATGCTGTAGAAATACTAAATTCTGTTTTAAATTTGCATATTCTTAAACTATTTAAATGGTTATATCAAACTTTCGTCTTGTTCTACGCTACTTTTAAATCAACTTAATATATGATATATAAATTTTTGAGTACGCGGTACCCTCCAAAAGTCTACAAATTGTCTACGAAAAAATAAAAAGCAGAAGCTTTTTAGCTTCTGCTTTAGATATAAAAAGGCGCTTGTATCAATACAAGCGCCTTTTTTAAGTGTTATTCTGTTATGCTATTTGCTTATCATCGTCAGAAAGCTTCCCCGCTTCCCATAATTCGTTACAGCTTAAATCAATATTTTCATTCCAGCTAATACCATAACCGCCCGGATCTACTTTGACAAGCTTGTATAAACCTTGAATGTCTCGTAGTGCTTGAAAAGCTGGCCATGTGTCAAACAGCGGCTTTACATCGTATATTTTTATAACGTCGTTTACAAAATAAACCTTTAATTTGTAATCTGGCAACGCTTTTACTTCTTTTACCTTATAGAACATTTTTAAACCTCCCTTATTCCAACGGAGAAATTTTTATAAACTCTTGTGTATCCCAAATTTTTTGCAGTTCTTCTTTGTGGAGTTCCCCCCATTCTTTTATTAATTCCATAGCTTTAGGCGGTAAGTCTCCTTCAATTTGCTTTAGTGTTTTTATTTCAATTTCGCCTGTATATTCTCCGTAAATTGCGTGAAAGTGTGGCGGGTTGTGTTCTTTTCTCTGAAAATACATTTTTATATAAATCCCATAAAAATATGATAATGTAGGCATTTTTATTCTCCTCTGCATTTTTTAACATTTTCTTTTTCCGCTGGTATATGTTCGCTAATAAGTTCCCTGAATAACTCTTTTGTTGATCCTGTAAAACGTTTGCCCTCTCCGTTTTCTAGTTCTTTTATAGCTTCTATAGTTTCTTGGTTCATTTTATTATCCCTCTTTGTTAATTTTTGGAAAGGCTATCACAGCCTTTCCTTGCTCATCAACAAACGCCAATCTATAGCCGCAAGCATCTGCTATTTTTATCAAATCTATCCCGCTGAAACTATCTCTTGAATATTTGTTACTAAGTGCTTGTGGACTTATGTTTAAAGCTTCTGCTAAAATTTTTCTGTCTGCATTTTTTATATTTGCCGCTGCTTTTACTATATTTCCTATCATTTTTTTCATCTCCTTTAATCAATTAGGTTGTAATAAACACATAAACGAAATATAAAACACATTTTAAGGAGATGTTTTAAATGTTAAAAATCTATATTGCAAACTTAGGAAAATACAACGAGGGAGAATTGGTGGGTAAATGGGTTGAATTGCCCTGCGAAGACTTAGACGAAGTTTTAAAAGAAATTGAAGTTGTAGACGGTACAGCTTACGAAGAATACGCCATACACGATTATGAAAGCGATATTGAAGGTTTAAATATTGGTGAGTATGATAATATATTCTCACTTAATGAGATAGCCGAAAAATTAAACGAGTTATCAGACTATGATAAAAATTGGTTAGAGGCTTATTTGGATGCCTCGGGCGAAGACTTGTTAACAGCTTTAGAACAATTCGAGGATAATTCTTATTTCTACAAAGATATGACCTTAGAAGACGTTGCAGAAGAATTAGTTTCAGAAGGCTGTTTTGGTTATATTCCAGATTCTATAGCAATTTATATTGATTATGCTGCCATTGCAAGAGATTTAGAATGTGATTCTTATTTTGAAACAAAACAAGGTGTTATTTATCTTTGTTAGTCGAAACGCTTGCAGTCTGCAAGCGTCAGCCGTGGGATAGCCTCCCGGCTCTGATGATGACAGGCTAGAAAGGAGATAAAAATGAAAAAACAAACATTTCTTATTTGTTTTGAAAATATTGACGGTATAGCCGTCAATTTTGAGCGCTGGACATTCAAAAGTGTTAAGACTTGTATAAAAAAAACTATTGAACTTTACAAGTCTTATCCTGATATTTACGCTGATACTTTGAATAAAACTGTAAAAGTTATTGCTTATTCTACTCCTAACGGTTATACCCGACAACAGGCAGTCTGGACAGCAACCATTGACGAATTTAAAATGCTTATAAACAATTTTTATTGACATTTATATTTTAATGACGTTTAATTGACTTAAAGAAAATGCTTTGGAGGTAAAACCATGAAGAAAAACCGCTTTAATTTTGATAAAAAAATTCTTGAAATGCTTGATAATTTAGACCTTATCCCGAAAACTCAAACAGACCCTTTGCCGGGTGTAGGGGGCAGGCTTTTTATTATAACTAAGTCACAGCAAAATTATTTTAAACAAATTTGTGATACTTTAGCCCTAGTACCAGAAGAAGAAGTAAATACCTATTCAAAAAAAGAGAAATTATTTTGGTCTTGGATCTGGAACAATGCCGAAAGAGTTCTTTCTAATTGCGTTGTTTATGAACGAAAGTAAGCATACTATAAAAAGCGCTGAGTAAAACCAGCGTTTTTTATTTTTATCGTTGTACGTATTTTATACGTGTGTTATGATGTATTTGAGATCTAAGCTAAGGAGCGTTATATATGCATAAAAAACAAGACTGTTATATTTACCCCGCCGTTATAGAAAAAATGCTAATAATTACAGCGTATTCTTACCCGATCTACCCGGCTGCGTCGCTTCTGGTAATAACTTCACGAAGCAATATTATACGCAAAAGAAGCGTTAGGATTCCATTTGTGGGGAATGGAGCAGGACAATGAATTTATTCCGTCTCCTAGCTCCCCTGAAAATATCCAGCTAGGTAAAAACGATACTCTTTGCTATCTTGATATAAATATGTTCTCTATTCGTTCTAAAATGAAAAACTTGTAAGCACGGTTAGACCGTGCTTTTTATTTTTATCGCCAAAAGTCCGTGCAATCAAAATCATATACAACACCAAAAGTCTGTGCAACCAAAATCACATGTAACTATGAAAGTCCTAATCTATCAGCCAGCATTTTACAGATCAAGTCGAGATCTTTATAGAATTTTGCACGACTAACATTTAGACGTGCAATTATCGTTTTATCCTGCAAGCTTGGTCTATTCAAAAATTTCTCGTTAAATAACAGTAATAGATCCTCGTTCAACGCCGCACGTAAATCATCTATAGCTGCTATTGCTCTTTCTAAATATTCCTGTCGTAAAAATAACCTTTGCAGTTCCCGGTTTGTTAATTCTGCTTTTCCTGAACACCTAAGATTTTTTATTTGTTCTTGAATACGAATTATTTCCATACAGTTTTCTTTATAGTCAGCCAATTCCTGTAGGACAAATTTTTTAGTGCTGTGTTTCATTATCATCCAGCTCCTTTTTATATGCAACGACAACTTCAATACGAGGACGTTTTTTGTCTAAGGAGAAATCCATATCACGAATAAGGACGTTTCTATCATTTTCATAGAGGATGTTTTCAAGTGCATCAGGCAGGAGCTTATGGAGATTTCCCATATCGTGAGGACGATTATCGGGCCAAAAAGCCCATAGCAGGATAACTATTTTTTCATCTTTTGCAGGATAAACCCACCCCTGTTTCCTTTTTGCCTGAGTTGCTTCATATCCAGCAATAAGTTTCCAGTTTTTCGCTGCCTCTGTAAGTCTGCGGCCTTTTCTCGGTACATTTACATAACAATGGTTAACACTGGGCGGGATGTCTATTATTATTTTTAACATACCTCTTTTTCTCCTTCTGTTTTTTATCAGGTATCTTGATCATTCTGTAATACTGATATGGATAGCCAGTGATCTCGCTTACTCCATATTCAATGCTATCAGGAATGATCATATAGCCTTTGGGCGCTTTCGGATACTCCCGCCAGCTGTCAGCTTTGACTATATTGGTCTCTACTTCCGGTTCTTTTAAGTTTCTCGATGAACACCATCTTTTTTTGAATACAGCTTTTTCAGGATCATTATATGTTTTTCTAGTTTGTTTTATGAGATAATCAGCAAGTTTTATATAGTCTCCCGAATCATCTAAAACTCTAAGACCTACTCTGCCATGTCCCCATATTTTATTTATTTCTTCTGGTAGAACTCCACCATTGACTACCATATGAAAATGCATGGATACTTTCCCATACTCAGCAACCGCTATATACTTTAATTCTTTCTCTAACTTTTTATAGTGCCTTCTCATTCTATCTAAAAACCTTTTCAGGTCATTTCTTGCATCTTCTGGATTAAGTGCTCTTTCTTCCGGTCTATAGGTTAGGATCAAATGATAATCACCTGCTGTGAAATTAGCATTGATCTTTCGACGTAAATTTTTAGCAGCGTTACGTTCATTTACTTTTTTCATATTTTCCGGAGTACGGTTTATATTAGCCGACCTGGTTATCTTTTTACTGTTAAATTTAGTCGTGTGATATTTTTCTACATCTACTGTCAATCCAGCAAAATATTTCTTTTGTAAATACATGATAAAATCCGCCTTAAAATAATAGATTAAATCAAGTCTAAAGGGACCTGGTCCCACAATCAAAAAAACGTATATATAATGGAAGGAATTTTTCAAAGCATTTAGGCGCATGTCAAAAGACATACGCCATTTACTTATTTTACTTATTGTTTATATCTTGATACATACGCATATAAAGCATTTATACTTACTCCTATTTCTTTAGCAATTCTATACCTGGTATAACCAGCTTCAAACATCTCGAATATTTGTTCGTGGTATTGCTCCCATTGAATGGCTTTTTTCGACGCACATTTATCTGTAGGTTTAAAATCAGGGATTTTACTCTTATCTTTAATTTCATTTATATTGGAAGTATTTTCTAATTCGACATAATGCCGACCCCTGATACATTCTTCCAGTCCAATAAAAGGACAAAAAATAATATTGTCATACTTATGTATCCGGTAGCATTTTAAACAATTTACTGCTTCTTTCATTATTAATCACCGTCCGCAGCACTAATATCAAACATATCGCCTAAATTTCTGACTACTCCCGCCAAAACCATACACATATTTCTCAGAGCTTCTGGCGAAAAATCATAAATTGCTCTTTTTTGTTCAAATTCCGTCATATCAGTAAAGCAAATGTTTTCGTACTTTCCATTCCGCTTTACTCTGAAATAAATACCGCAAAGTTCACGTTTTTTCATTCTTCACTCACTAACTCCTTAATGTTTTTCTGATCCCTCATAAGTCCTATAGCATTAGTTTAAAATTTGTTCCCTTTTTTCTAATGCTTCTTTCGGAATTTCCTTAATCTCTATGCCTTCTTTTTTTGCAACTTCTATCAATATCGGTAATAAAAGCATAGTTAAATTTAGATCTGTTCGTTTAGCCATATGGGTTAAATAGCTAATAATCAAAACAAAAACCTTTGCAATGTGATATTGAATGTTCTCATTATCTGTTTTTCCTTCCTCGTCCACCATTGACGTACATATAAAACTATCAGTAATAACGATTACGCTTTCGTTTGTTGATTTCATTTTTTCTAAAGATTTAATACATTCAGTTAACGTTTCTACCCGCTGTTTTAGTTTTGTTTTTTTCATTTTTCTTAACCTTTCTCAATCTTCTACGATACAAATTTTATTCGTATATTCGTCAAACACTACATCACTTGCCCAAAAACCACGCCCATCACCGGAACAAGTGATAACTGCATCGTCCGGATATTCTTCTATCAACTCTATCAGTTCTTTCTTTGTCATTTATTCATACCTCGTTTATAACGCAAAACAGCAGCTTTTATATTTCTGTTGCAACGTGTACATTCATATACCGTTGATTTTTCGTAATAATTCATAGAGTCGGCATAAGCTCCCGCCTCAAATTTACCGTTTTCGTCATAATGTTCTGTATAGTGGCCGTGCACAGGAATTACTTCCCTCCAGCCCGTTATATTCTTGCAGTGAGGGCAAATAAAACTTTCTTTCATTTTTTCACCTCGTTCCAATCTTTCGCACACTCGTCACATAGTACCTCTACTTCGTCTAAAACTGTTGCTGTACCATTACGAACAACTTTCCCGCAGTTTGTGCAATTCAGCTCCCAGCCATTACTTAAAAATTCTTTTGCTGGTATTATTTTGCTGGCTCCATATTTATCAGCCCACGGAACACGATAAACCCGCATTTCTGTAAATTCTCTATCATGTTCGGAAGCAAGTAACGCTTTAGCTTTTCCCGGTGTAGCCGCCCAAACTACATGACTTTCGTCGTAATCTTCGTCATCCCATCCATAAGCTTTTAATTTCATTTTTCTACACCGTCCATAATAGCCCCACATTCAGGGCAATATAGTGTTTCAACTTCTTGTGGATTTTTACACAAGCTGCATATACTTACATCATCGAATTCTAAATCTATCCAATGCCCCTGCTTACGTTCTTCTACTGTAGGGGCTTTGTCTATTAAACCTTGAAAAACGTTTAACGCATGAGCAAAACGAAAATCAGCCTTTGCATAAGCGTTTAACACTTCATTCATTAGTTCCATGCTTAAAGCGTCTTTATCTATTAATTTCATAAGCTATTCACCACCCAGTACTGCCAAAACCGCCAGTGCCTCTTTTTGTTTCAGAAAGTTCTGCAACCGGTACTAGCGTTGTATCTTCGTTACGCTCGATCAGCATTTGAGCAATACGCTCACCTGCTTTAATACTGTGATAGCCTTTTTTTACAACGATCTCTTTTTCATCAACATACATTTTAGCTTCATACATAACTTTTACTTCGCCTCTGTAATCGCTGTCGATTATCCCGCAAGAATTCGGCTGGCGTAATAATGTTTTCAAGCCTGTACTACTGCGTGGAAAGATTTTGGCATGATACCCCGGTGGAATCTCAATAGCAAATCCCAACCCAATTAGTACAGGTTCTGTACCTACAGTTATATCTTCTCTTGCGTAGCAATCATAACCGGCTGCACCGATCGTTCCTTTTGTCGGCATTTTACCGCCAGTCAATAATTTTATCTTAATTTCCATCATTACTCACATTCCTTCCATTTCAACCTTTGCCCACAATGATAACAGCATCTTGTTTTTGCGTAATTTGCCATTGCGTTAAAACCAACAATTCCACTACAATTAGGGCATATTATGTCGTCACATTCATTAGGTCCAACTTGCATAGGCTCTGTCGGAGTATCTTTTTTTCTATATCTCGCTACCTTACCGCCAAGTTGGCTATTTTTTCGGCGCAGCTGTTTGATCTCCATCAAAGCTTGTAAAAATACTAACTTTAATACCCGTATATATTGATCATCCGGTTCTTTTTCGATTAACGCCATCATATTTTTTATATTTATTGGTCTCACTATTTACAACTCCTTATATTTAAAATGGGATTTCTTCATCAAAAGGCGCTCCTGTATATTCGTTACCGCCAGGTCCGCCGAAGTCTTCTTTCTTTTCAATGAATTCAATATGGCTGCCGATAACTTCTGTTACCCAACGTTTAGAACCGTCATTTGCTTCGAACGTTCTAACTTGTAACCGCCCTTCGACAAGCAACCGTTGTCCTTTATGAACATAATTACCAACAGTTTCTGCTACTTTCCCCCATAAAACTACGGGCACAAAGTCTGCCTGCTGTTCTCCATCTTTCGTAGTTGGTCTATTGACCGCCAAAGTAAAAGTCGTTACGCATTTTCCTGTCTGGGTATATTTAGTATTGCAATCTTTAGTCAATCTTCCTAATAAAATTACCTTATTCATAGTTAACCTCTCCTATGATCATATTCTTCAAACATTTTTATCGTCCTAAATATCTGCTTATTGTTTACCCAACGCTGCAAATATTTTGTTTTTTCAGGAGCATTCAATTTATCAAAAATCATAATGTACGGATCATAGCCTATGTCTCTCAATGTATATACCCGATACAAATCTTCTTCATGCGTGCTGTTAAAATTAGTTAATACGTAAACACTAAGGTTTCTGCGACTACCTTTCCACGCAGCTCTGTATTCCTTTAATTTTTCTAGTGTTCCCATATCATTAGGATCGTCCCACGCAAAATGTATCATACTGTACTTAACCTTATTTATAGCACAGGCTTTTTCATCCGTCATAAGCCTAATATCCAAACCCTGAGTAAAATCTACATAGGCTCTACTCTCAGCCAGCTGTCCAAGTAAATTTTCCCAATCAGGACAAGCCAGCAAATTAGGATCAAGCAGCTTTATGTGCTTCTGACCACGCCAAAACTGCGATAAATCAGCAACTTTATACGCCTGTACACCTTCCTTTTGACCTACTATGCAGAATGGACACTGACGAGGACAACCTCTAGTTAAGTAACCATATGCTTTATTTTTGATAGCATATAAATCATAGTCAGGATAGCTACATTCAATATTTTGTGGCAACTTCCCCATTAAGTCGTAACCAGTTCCACCTTTAACGATTTCGTCAGCTTGATACGCTTGGATATCATCCGGCGTAAAGGAAAAAACTTTTGCCATATACACAATATCATAGCGCTCTAAACTTCCAGCCCAATGAACAATATCACCGTGTTTTTTATGCCATGCTGATATTTTCATCAAAGCTAAATTAGGAAAGTTATGTCCATCAACATCAACAAGTCCTATTTTCATGTTTATCTCCTCTATAGTTTTATATAGGCCCATTTACGAATATCTTTTAGATCAAATTCGCGTCCATAGTCAGACCAACTACGGAAAGTTAATGTACCATCATCTGAAACTAATTGGGCTATTTCATAAAAATATTTATCTTCTTTAGACTGAATTAGTACCAATGCATCAAGAACAGGCAGACAATTTTTTGTTTTCTGCCATCCAACAATTTTATTCGTAGGGATCTTCATCCTCAATCTCCTTTAAAATTACACCTATTGCCAAAATAACATTTACTGTAACAGAATTTCCTGCTTGTTGGTAAAGTCTACTGTTACTTATTCCTGCCGCCAAAGCTCTATCAAAGGCCCAATCAGGAAATCCCTGTAACCGCCAGCACTCCCTCGGTGTAAGCTTCCTAATCCTGTTGTTTACAGGCGTACCAGACTTTTTAGAAATTTTTACAGGAACTAAAAAAAGACCTGTCTTTGCTCCTAATCCCCCGCCTTCTGCTTTCAAAGTCCTAGCAAGTCCTCTGCTATCATATATCCGAAAAGCATCTGCCACACCTTTGGTTAATTCTTGCTGTTTGCAAGGATTTTCGCCGTTTGTTGGTCTGATAGGAAATACTTTTCGTCTACTTCCTTCTCCAAGATGTCCAATAATGAACACCCTTTCCCTGTTTTGCGGAATTCCAAAGTCTTTACTGTTGAGCACTTGCCATTCGCACTCGTACCCGACTTCTCCCAGCGAACAGAGCAATCTGGCAAAGTCAAAACCTCGTCCAATAGACAATAGATTTTTAACATTTTCAATGAGCAGCCATTCGGGTCTATCTTCTTTATTTCTCCCTTCAAGCAACCGTATAATTTCCCAGAAAAGCCCTGAACGTCCCCCCCGAATTCCCTTTTGTTTTCCTGCAATGGAGATGTCTTGGCAGGGAAATCCGAAACACCAAAGAGGGACGGTTGGTATATCGTATGGTTTAACTGTTCTGATATCATATGCTTCCCATTCTCCTTCTGTCTCATATATTGCTTTATAAGCCGTTCTAGCGAACTTATCGAATTCACAAAAACCAGCACATTTATGTCCGGCCATTTCCAACCCTAGACGTATTCCCCCTATGCCGGAAAACAGGTCAATAAATTTCACCGCCACTCCTCCCTACTTATGATCAACTTGAATTTTATCTTTCCGGCCTAGCCTTGATTCTTTTAAGCCCTTCAAAAAATTCCAGCACTGTAGAAGCTACTGTTGCAAGATTCCAAGCGTCAAAGATTTTTTCAAAAACTTTACTGTCCATCATTGTCGGAATCATCAGTCGGCTTACGATTTTTAGAAGCCCACGGATTAGGCGGTGGAGGTAGCGCCGCCGTTCCTTCCTCTAATTGTTTAGTGTCTTCAACGATTATTACCTCTGCATCCACTTCTTCGCCCTTAAAACTGTTGTAATATCCTTGTTCTACTGGTCTCTCAAGCTCCATTAATATCTCAACAGGTACATTAATTTTCTTGATTGACAAAATAACGTACTGATCTGAGATAATAGTGTCTTTCTTTAATTCTGGCCACAGACTTTCTTCATTATTACTGCCAAAAACATTTGTTATTTTTACTACGCATTGGCGCCCGGTATATTCACCGTCAAAATATTCCTGCAGTAATAAAATATCATCTTCCTGATAGTTACGATCATTCTTCCTCAATTCAAATCTCTTTTTCCCCTTCTCTACCAATGGGAAAAATTCTGGTAATATTTTTAATTTATGGATCATCTTTTCCGCCCTCCACTTCTTAACCCTATCCTGGCTTCTTTTACTAAAGGATCAGTGCTGTACATTAAGCAGTTTGGACAAATTAGATATTCCCTGTGCCCAAAAGGATGTATATAACAATATCCATTTTCTGTATGCTTTTCACATATGCTGCAGTATCCTTTAGTCTTTGATTCTTTTTCTTGGGTATCACGATGCATACTATCGCTTCCTTTCACTTGCCTTTTTCATACAGGAATAGGAACAGTAAAATTCCCTTCTCGGCCGCCCTGATTTATAGCCGGACCGCCTTTGATAAACATAATTAGTTAAATCAGTACCCCACGGCAGGCATTTCTTTTTCCCACATTCGGCACACGTAATTTCCGGTAGCAGTGTATTAAGATTCAAATAGTGATTGTTACAGATATTTCTAACTACTCTTTTTTTACTTTTGCCCATATCAACGACCTCTATAATCTTTGATCATTCTATTGGCAAGCGGACCAGACAGCAGCGTTCCTTTTGTTTGTACGATACAGTTTTTATCATCACGACAAACTTTCACGGCCCGCATGAGCGACGGATCATAAAGAAGTTTCCAGTCCCCAGCTCTAAGCCGCTTCCCGCACCGAAAGCACTTAGAATTACTCATGCTTGGCACCTCCATTACCTTGTCCTTCGCCATTGCTTTCAATTATATTTTTGACAACCTTTTCTAAATCATTCCTGATATTCTTTAACGGTTCTAATATTGTTTTTAAAGCATCTTCAACATCGGCATAATCATTAGGATTAAATTCTATCTTTGCGGCCCCTTTACTCAAAAATTCCATCAGCTTTTGCTGTTGTTTAGATTGTTGTATTACCGCTTCATCATCGGTATAACCGAACCTATCCCATAGATAGGATTCAATACAGGCAATGCAAAAAAGCAGCTGATCTTCCACTTCTTTAATGACTGTAGATCGGAAGAGCGTCGTGTAGGGAAAGAGTGTAGATCTCGGTGGTCGCCGTATCATTAAAAAAAAAAAAAA